AGTATTATCTCATCTTGTTGAGACAGACGAAAAATATGTTAATTTTTATTTGCAAGAAAAGGAACAATATGGGTCTACTATAATAATGGATAATGGTGGATTCGAAATGTATAAGCAGGGTAAAGATATGTATCCTTCCGACAAGTTAATCTCTATGGCACAGCGTGTGAATGCTGATTATGTCGTGATGACTGACTACCCAGCAGAGCCTGGTGAGAAAACTATTGAAGCAGCAAAGAAGCTAGCACCTGAACTACACGAGGCAGGGTTCAAGACGTTCTTTGTTCCACAATCAAAGATTGGCGATACTGCAGATTGTATTGCCACGTTTCGTTGGGCTAGTAAGAATCCAAAGCTAATCGATTACGTTGGTGTATCCATTCTCACTGCTCCCAATGCATATGGAGTAGAGAAGGGTAACAAGATGCAACGCTTCATGTCTCGTATGAAGTTGATGTATGACATGAAAGAGACATTGATCTTCCCTACGATGAAGTTTAATGGTACGAAGGTTCATTTCCTTGGAATGATGGATGGACCTAACGAGATCATGTATGCCGAACCATTTGGTGAGTACATCGACACGTGGGATAGTTCTGCAGCAATCTGGGCTGGACTCAATGGTATCAGATTTGACAACAGTCCTACAGGATTAATCAACGGAAAATTTGAAAAAGAAGTTGACTTTGATTTCCATACGGACGATGCTAACCTATTGAGTCTTGCGAAAGAAAATATGGAATACATTGACAAGTTGTGTTATGCATACATTTATGGGAATACATTCTGATGGCCAAAGAACAACAAACACACGAATACAAATACCGTGAAGGTCAAATTATTGACGAACTAAAGAAGTATATTGACTCGACATACAGTCAGCATTATTCTGCAGGAAAGCTACAGACGATTGACGTATGGGAAGCTCTTGGTATTGAAGAACAATCATGCCAGTCGAATGTAATCAAGTATGCAATGAGGTATGGAAAGAAAGGTGGCCACAACAAGGCTGATCTTCTTAAGATCCTTCATTACACAATCCTATGGTGGCACTATACACAACAAGATAAGGACAACACTAAATGAGTATGTTACATATTAACTCACCTAAAACAAAGTCAAAGTTAACAAACGTCAGAGAACCTGATGTTCAACCAAATGCTATTGATCTTCGTCTTGACAAGATCTTTATCATGCGTAACAAGGTATTCACGATCGGTGAAACTGATGAAGGTAAGGAAGTAAAGATTCATCGTGAAACTGTTGAAATGAAACCAGATGCTGATGGTTTCTTCAATCTCGATGTTGGTACATATGAAATTGTTATGGAAAACCTCGTCGAGGTTGGTGAAGGTGAAGCTGGATTTGTTATTACTCGTTCTACACTAAACCGTAATGGTTTGTTCATTACGAGTGGTCTTTATGATTCTGGTTACAAGGGAGTTATGGCAGGAGCTCTTCATGTTTCTCATGGATTTGCAAAGATTCGTAAAGGAACACGTGTTGGTCAATTCTTGCTGTTCAAAGCCGAGTCATTGAAGAAGTATGATGGTGATTATGGCGAAGGCAAGGAACATGATAAGAAGTATACTTAATTACATTACGTTTTCTAATATAATTGTTATATTCAATCTTAACCCATTTTTCTGGGATATTGGTTTTAATTGGAACACAAAAAGTGATATGGATCCTGGATTAATTGTTGATGCAGATTTAGAATTAGGTCCAGTAAAACTTGTATTATGGATCGATGATGGTCGTTGGTAAAAAATAAGGAAGATAAAAAATGGAAATTCAAATTAATATGGACTTTTTGAGAACAAAGAAACTATTCGTTGCAACACCAATGTATGGTGGGCAATGTAATGGTATGTACACTCGTTCTTTGTGTGATTTGACAGCATTGTGTGTTCGTTATGGTATTGAGGTTCGTTCATACTTCTTGTTCAATGAATCATTGATTACACGTGCTCGTAACTATTGTGTTGATGAATTTATTCGTTCTGGCTCAGATCATTTATTGTTCATTGACTCAGACATTGGATTTAATCCTCAGGATGTTATTGCAATGCTTGCTCTGCAGGCTCAGGAACCAGAGAAGTATGATATTCTTGGTGGACCTTATCCAAAGAAGTGCGTTACATGGGAAAAGATTCTTGCTGCAGTCAACAAGGGTGTTGCAGACAATGATCCTAATGTTCTCGAAGACTTCGTTGGTGATTTTGTGTTTAATCCTGTGTTGGATAATGGTCAGACTTCAATTCGTCTTGATGAACCAGCTCAGGTTCTTGAGACTGGTACAGGGTTCTTGATGATCACTCGTAATGCTTTCGACAAGTTCAAGGAAGCATATCCTCATTACTCATACAAGCCAGACCATGTTCGTACTGACGCATTCGATGGATCGCGTGAAATTCATATGTACTTCCAGGCTGAGAAGGATGGTCTTGATTATGGTAAGTTCTATGCTGGTGAATTGAAGCGTCTTAAGACAGCAGGGATTACTGATCCAGATAAATTGTCTGCAGAGATCGATAAGATCTTCACACAGGCTCAGGCATTGGATGATCAAACTTCCAAGCGTTATCTTTCAGAAGACTACTGGTTCTGTCAGCTTGCTCGTAAGGCAGGTTTGAAGGTTTGGTTGTGCCCATGGATGCACTTGCAGCATGCTGGAACATATGTGTTTGCTGGTAAGCTTCCTGCACTTGCATCGATCGGTGCTTCTGCAACAGCAGATGCTGAGTTATTGAAGAAGAATCGTCAGAAGATTGCTGCTGCCCCACAAATGGCTCCAGCAATTGCACCTCAAGTCGATTCTGATTTGATTAACAAGTTTAAGATTAAAAAGAAGTGATATTATGAAAATTAGTGAAGCTACATTTAATATTTTGAAAAACTTTTCTACAATGAATACGACATTGCTGGTTAAACCCGGCAATGTCATCTCTACTGTTGTTCCTGTGTCAAGAGCAATCTTTGCAAAGGCAACAGTAGAAGAAAACTTCCCTAAGCAATTTGCGATCTATGAGCTCAATAAGTTTCTAGGTATTTTGTCACTGTTCAAGGAACCAGAACTTGACTTTGGTGACAAGCAAGTTAAAATTGTTTCAGGAAGACAATCAGTCAACTATACGTATGCAGATCCTTCAATGGTTATTGCACCACGTGGCAACGATATTAATTTTCCGGATGCTGATATTGAGTTCTCCATTTCTCAAGAAGAACTCCAAAAGCTTGTAAGAGCAGCTGGTGTTCTCCAGCTTCCGGATATGGCTGTGACTGGCGATGGTTCTACCATCAAGGTCACAGTCACCGATTCCAAGAATCCCACAGCAGACGTGTTCAGTGTCGAAGTGGGAGAAACTGACAAGACATTCACAATGTTCTTTAAGGTTGATTACATTATTAAGTTGATCTCGAGCAACTATAATGTGAAGATATCATTTAAGGGATTGTCCAAGTGGACATCCGATAACATTGTTTATTATGTTGCTATGGAAGCAAACAGTTCAGTAGGTGGATAATGGAAGAGTTTGTTTGGACTCAAAAATATCGTCCTAAACACATTAACGATTGTGTTTTGCCGGAAGATCTTAAACAGACTTTCCGGCAGTTTGTCACTAATGGTGAGATTCCCAATTTGTTGTTGACAGGTGGTCCTGGTATCGGTAAGACTACCGTTGCCAAGGCTATGTTGGAACAAATTGGGTCTGACTATATTGTAATTAACGGGAGTATGAATGGCAACATTGACACACTCAGAAACGACATCCAACAGTTCGCTTCCTCAATATCATTTAGTGGAGGACGTAAATATGTCATTCTTGACGAAGCCGATTATCTTAACGCTAACTCCACCCAGCCTGCGCTCCGTAACTTCATGGAAGAATTCTCACGGAACTGTGGCTTCATTCTCACGTGTAATTTCAAAAACAGAATCATCGAGCCACTTCACTCTCGTTGTTCAGTTGTAGAGTTCAAAATAAATAAAAGTGAATATCCAAAGCTCGCAGCACAATTCTACAAAAGAACTTGCAAGATCCTGGAGAGTGAAAATGTCACATTTGATAGAGCGGTTGTTGCTGATCTCGTTTCTAGGCATATGCCTGATTGGCGTCGTGTCCTTAATGAGTTACAGAGATACTCCGTAAACGGAACAATTGATTCTGGTATCTTTGTTAATCTTTCTGATGATAATGTCAAGCACGTTATAGGTCTTATCAAAGCTAAGAACTTTGGTGAGATGCGTAAATGGGTAGGAGAGAACTCTGATACAGACTCAACCCAGCTCTTTAGAGCCTTCTATGATCAAGCTTATAATTTTATTAAGCCTGGTAGTATACCTGAATTGGTCATGCTTATTGCAAAATATCAATATCAGGCTGCTTTTTGCTCTGATAGTGAAATAAACACTGCTGCTTTTCTTACTGAAGTGATGGTATCTATAG